AGGCCAAGGGTTTCTTCAGACCAGAAGATAGACGCAAGATGTTAGCTGTAAAGAGACAACATCCTGATTTAGATATCCGGCTGTGTTTTTTAAATGGCAACGAAAAGATTAGCCGTGCCAAGAAGTCAATCACTTATGGCCAATGGGCTACAAGACATGGCTTCCAATGGAGTAGCAAATTTATCCCCAACTCATGGTACTCATGACACCAACAACACATAGCAAACACATCTCAGTCAGAGATGGGGAGCAAACTCTCATCGATGACTATGCACAGATCCAAAAGAAAGATCGTGCTGGTGGCAATGGTAAGAACATTAAATGTCCTGAATGTGGACATGTTCAAAGGACATACCACCTGGCATGGTCAAAGGCTAGTTGTCATGGCTGCGCACAGATGATCCCTAAGTACAACGGGTGGTTGATTGACCAGCTCGATACTTGGATGACACCACGATGACTAAACGACAGCGAGTAATCGCAGAGGAGGAGGCTCCTATATTCTCCCCTCAATACCCCGAACCTGAACGCATTACCTATGCAAAAAAAAGAATCGAGGAATTAAAACTCCTGATCCACCACTGGGAGAATCATGAAAGAGAAAAGCAAAAGCAAGTTCGTTAAGCACGGGCCATGCCCTGAATGCGGAAGCAAGGACAACCTCGCTTGGTTCGATGACGGACATGCAACGTGCTTCGGCTGCGACTATCAGTATCAACCCACCAAGGAAGAGAAGAAACCCATGCCTGTACTGCCTATGAAAAAGCCAGACCTAATAGATCCATGTCGCATCATCTCTAAGTCTCTCAACAAGAGAGCACTAACAGAAGAAACGACCAAGCTCTATGGGTATGGATCTACCGAACGAAACGGTCAGCCTGTTCAGGTCTCTACCTTCAGAGATCAGTTGGGTAAACCTTGTGCTCAACACATAAGGACTAAGGACAAAAGGTTTAGTTGGATTGGTGATTGCTCTGACATGCAACTCTGGGGTCAACACCTTTGGAGACAGCACGGCACACAAAATCTATTCGTTGTCATTACTGAAGGGGAGGTTGATTGCATGTCGGTCTCTCAAGTTCAAGGCAACAAGTTTCCTGTGGTTTCACTACCAAATGGTGCACAATCTGCTAGCAAATACATAGCTGCAAATCTCAAATGGCTATCCAACTTTGTTCGGATTGTCCTTTGCTTCGACTCAGATGAACCAGGAATGGCAGCTGCCGAGAAGGCAGTTGAAGTATTACCTGCTGGCAAGGCAGCTATCTGCCGACTACCAAGAAAGGATGCTAATGAAATGCTCCTCGCTGGAGAGGGCGAGCTGTTGCGGGATCTGCTCTGGAAGGCAACACCAGTCAGGCCAGACGGAATCATTAATGCAGCGGATCTATGGGAAGAACTAATCAAGCCTGGTGCTACAGCTATATGTAAATACCCCTGGCCTCAACTAGATAAATATCTAAAGGGATACCGCAAAGGCGAGATGATTACCATCACAGCTGGTAGCGGAACAGGGAAGAGTTCACTATGCAGGGAGCTGGCTCACTACTTCCTCATTCAAGGACTGAAGGTTGGGTACATCGCACTCGAAGAAAGTATCCAACGCACATTGCAAGGGATAGTTGGGGTGGAACTAGGTCTACCTATCCACCTTGACCCTGCACTTGCAGATGAAGAGACAACTCGATCAGCCTTTGATCGTCTTTGCGCAACGCAACGTCTCTTTCTTTATGACCACTTCGGGTCGATGGATCCCGATCGCCTTGTTGAACAGATCCAATACCTTGCGAATGTAGAGGGTGTAGATGTTGTCTTTGTCGACCATCTCACCATCGTTGTGTCTGGGCTCACGGACTGTGACGAGCGTCGTGCTCTTGATGTCACGTGTACCAAGCTTCGACAGGTTGTTGAATCTACTGGGGTTGGTCTTTTCCTTGTTAGCCACCTCAAGCGTCCCGAAGGGAGAGGCCATGAGGAGGGTGCTCAAGTCTCGCTTGGCCATCTCAGGGGTTCTCATTCAATAGCCCAATTATCAGATGCCGTTATCTCTTGTGAAAGAAATCAACAAGGAGATGCCGCAGAACGTAGTGAACTACAGCTGCGTTGTTTGAAAAATAGGTTCGCTGGTTTTACTGGCCCTGTTGACAAACTCCTTTACGACCAGGACACAGGTCGACTCACAGTTCCAATGTCTTCTTACTTCTAATGACACTCCTAATTGACGCCGACTGGCTGATCTATTCCTCATGCTGTGCATGTGAACAGGACACTAGATGGGATGAAAATATCCACACCCTTCACCTAGATAAACGTGATGCTATTCAACTGATTGAAGATCGAGTAGCTCAGTATCAACTGATAGGTGAGGCTAGTGGCCCAGTCATCATGTGCTTCTCTGACTATCCCACCTTCAGGCATGGGATCTATCAAGAGTACAAAGCTAATAGATCAGGGAAACGTAGACCACTTGGTCTTAGTGACATACGAGAACAGATTGCTAAAGACTTTCACTCCATTAGTTTCGATGGATTGGAAGGTGATGATGTGATGGGGTTACTTGCAACAGGTGGGAAGTACAAAGATCCAATCATCGTGTCGCCTGATAAAGACATGAGAGGTGTACCTTGCACACTGCTGCAATCAGATGATCTCGAACTCATAACGAGAAAGAAAGCTGATAGACACTGGATGATCCAGACATTAAGTGGAGACAAAACAGATAATATTGAAGGACTAATAGGAGTAGGCCCAGTTACCGCAGAAAAAATTCTTGGTGATTCACAAACACTTGAAGATATGTGGGAGAAAGTATTACAGGCCTACAAAAAAAAGAAGAAGAGTTATGCGGATGCAATTATGACTGCACGTTTAACACGCATACTCCGTGATGGAGAATATAACCACACCTCTGGTGAAGTACAACTTTGGGAGCCCGCACTATGAACGATGAAGATCTTTGGCCTCCTATTGATGAGGCACTTCTTCGTAAGTTAGATGAGATTTATCCTGAACAATGTCCCTCTACTGATCAAGAAGATAGAGAAATATGGCACTATGTAGGTGCACGCAGCGTGGTAAGGATGCTCTATTCCGTTTATGCTGACCAAAACAATCTTAATTCTTAGCTATGTGTGGTGGCGGCGGGAGGAGTTCACCTCCAGATAACAGTGCTCAGTTAGCTCTCCAACGAGAGCAAATGGCAGAACAAAAACGACAGTTCGAAATACAACGAGCTGAAAGTCAAGCTCGCTTTGAAGAACAGAAGAAAATTCAGAACGCACCACCTGCCCCACCACCTAGCCCTACGGCTGAAGTGGCAGGTGCTTCATTAGAGATAACACCAACTGCTAGCGCACCACAAAGAAGAACTCAAGGATACGGAAGAAGGAGATTGCGTACTGACCTAGGTATCCCAGGTGGTGGCGGTGCTGGAGTGAATATCCCTTAACAAAATGGACTTAACCCTCACTAATGATGTTGATCGTCAAGGTGGAACCTATGACGACAAGGATGATGGGACGCTTGCAGCTCGTTATCAACAGTTAGTTACCACCCGTGACCCCTTCCTTCAAAGAGCTAGGGATTGCAGCAAGGTAACAATCCCTTCACTCGTACCTGATTCTCACATGGGAGATCATGGTCGATTGAAAACTCCTTATCAATCCATAGGTGCTAGAGGTCTAAGCAATCTCGCAAACAAACTTGGCCTCTCACTCTTCCCTCCTAACTCCAGCTTCTTCAAGCTAGAGATAGATGCACTTGCTTTACGAATAGAAGAGCAAGGGCCAGAACTAAAGACTGAACTCGACACTGCATTAGTCAAGGTTGAACTGGCTGTAATGCAGATGCTAGAAGTAATGAGTGCCCGTGCTTCTATGCACGAAGCATTCAAACAACTATTAGTAGCTGGCAATGTTCTTCTCTATGTAGGTACAGAAGGAATCAAAGTTATACATCTAGATAGATATTGTTGTGTTCGTGACCCGATGGGTACGGTCACTGAAATTATTACAGAAGAAGAAGTCTATCCAGAGGCACTGCCAGAAGATTTCCTTGATGATGAGGATGATGAAAAGACAAGCCTTGGCCCCATCAAGAAGACAATTAAAATATATACATGTGTAAAGTTTAAAGAAGGACAAGCCTATTGGTATCAGGAAGCGAAAGGAAAAGAAATACCAGACACGTATGGCATGTGTCCAAAGGGATGTAGCCCATGGATTCCATTACGTTTCGAACGGATTGATACAGAAGAATACGGACG